GAACAGATAGTTCTAGACTAGCCTCTCGATCTCATCACTTCTGGACAGGAGATAACATACAGAAGATACCAAGAGGCCCTATAATTAAGCAGACCTTTCAAGCTGATCCAGGATTCCTATTAGCTGAAGTGGATCTAGAGCAGGCGGAGAGTAGAGATACAGCTTATATATCTGGTGACGAGAAGCTTATATATAATGTAGAGCACTCTCCTGATTTTCACTGCGCTAATGCATCAGCCTTCTTTGGTATACCTTTTGATGAACTATATGATGTAGAGTTAGGGAAGAAGCTTAATACTAAAATCCGTGATCTAGCTAAGAATGTTAACCATGGTGCGAATTATAACATGGGACCCTATGTATTAGTAGATACAATGGGCGAAGAGAATATAGTAAGAGCGAAAGGTTTACTAGGGCTGCCCCGTTTCTGGACTTATATACAAGTTGCTGAGTTTCTATTAGATGCATTTCATAAAACCTACCCTAAGATTAAAGGAGAGGGAGGGTTCTATGAAGGAGTAGTTAACGAGATACTGAGCACTAAGAAACTTACTTCTACTGCTTGGCACCATAGCTGGAAAGCTAATAAGGAAGTTAATAAGCGACCCGGCTCAGAGTATGTGAGCTTCTACCCTAAAGAGCAAGGAGCTGCTTGGACTCGCTACTGCTTTGCTGATCCGACTAAATCTAAGCCAGCATTAAATTCATATATCAGTCACCCACCTCAGAGCCTCAATGCACAGACATTAAATAAAGCTTACCTATCAGTATTCCATGACATAGCAAATAATATAAAACATAAATCTAACTTTAAATTAATAGCTCAAATACATGACAGTATATTCTTTCAATATAGAATCGGGCATGAGTATCTCTGTGATATGGTTAAAGAGAGAATGGAAGTACCATTAACTATTAAAGCATATGACGGAAAGGTTAGAACATTCGTAGTACCCGCCGGAATTAAGAGTGGTACTAGTAAGAGTAATGGTGTTGCAGAATATTGGTCAGAAACTGAATAGTAAAGGAATTAAAGGTGAATGAAGATAAAGATTTCATATCTCTCTATCTACAATATACTTCTAAAACAGAGTGTCCGACATTCTTCCATCGTTGGACTGCTGTAACCTCTCTATCCGCCTATCTTGGAAGACAAATCTTCTTTCGTCATGGGCATTTTACGTTATATCCTAACCTATATACTATGCTTATAGGATCTCCCGGAACTAAGAAGTCTTCTGCTATAAAGATTGGAGCTAAGCTTTTAAAACAAGCTGGCTATAATACCTTTGCAGCTAAGAAGACTAGACAAGAGAAGTTCCTTACCGACCTAGCTGAGCAATCTGAGAAGTTACATATAGTAGGGTCTAATGGAATGGGAGACTCTGATGGATTTGATATCTTAGATCAGAATCTATGGGGAGAAGAAGTAGATATGGATAGCGCAGAGAATTATATAAACCGCCCACCAGCTGAATGCTTTATAGCAGCTGATGAATTCAATAACTTCATAGGGTTAAACAACTTAGATTTTGTTTCTATCCTAGGTGAACTATGGGACTTCGAAGGTGTCTTTGATTATAAACTTAAAAATAGCAAGTCTGTTTATATACCTAATCCTACTCTTAGTATTCTTGGCGGTAATACTCCTACCGGCTTCTCGCAAGCATTTCCAACTGAATCTATTGGGCAAGGTTTTTTTAGTAGGCTTCTCCTTGTCTACGGCGAACCTTCTGGTGTTAAATATACTTTCCCTCCTAGCCCAGATGTAGAGTTACAAGAGAAGTTAATCTCACTACTACATAAGATTAAGCAAGAAGTAGTAGGTGAGATTACTATGTCTAATGAAGCTATGGAGTTATTGGATAGTATCTATAGACGATGGCCCGGCATTGATGATATTAGATTTGAGCATTATGCTAACCGCAGACTGACTCATCTATTAAAGCTCTGTCTAGTACTGACTGCATCTAAGTTATCTACTAGGATTGACACAGCTGATGTAGTATATGCTAATACTCTTCTTACATTTACTGAGCAGCTTATGCCCAAAGCATTAGGCGAGTTCGGTAAAGCTAGGAACTCTGACATAACTCATAAGGTTATGGCTATCATAGATAATGCAGCAGCAACAGGTAAGCCAGTATCATTCCAAGCTATATGGAAAGTAGTAGTTACAGATCTTGATAGCAGGAATCAACTGGCAGATATACTTGGTAACTTACAAGTAGCAGAAAAGATACAGGTAATAGAAGGAGGAGGATACTTACCTATGAAGAAGATAAGGGAAGAAGGAGTAGCAGGAGCAGTAGATTGGAACCTATTAACTAACGAAGAGAGGAATTTAGTATGAATACAGATAATGATTTAACTAAGCGTAAAGTAATAGTTGCTTATCATGCAAACTGCTTAGATGGATTTACAGCAGCATGGGTAACTACCCGAGCACTGGGAGCAGCAGATTGTGTATGTACTCTACAAGAGATGGAGTATACCGAACTCTCCTATCATACCCTAGCAGCTAAAGTTAAGGAGTTAGAGCCGTCGCTATTATATATAGTAGACTTCTCAGTACCTTTAGAGTTTCTTTCAAACTTAAAGAGACACTGCCCAAAGACTATCACTACTATTCTTGATCACCATAAGACAGCATTTGAGAATTATGTACCTCATATAGAAGTGACTCCTGATGCCTATGTTACTACAAATAGACATAGGGCTCGCATTGTACTTGATAATGCTCATTCAGGTGCAGGCTTATGCTGGAAGTATCTAATGAGAGAAGCAGCAGATAGCCCATTAGTAGCTTATGTAGAAGACTATGATCTATGGAGATTTGCCTTTGGTGATGAGACTAAGTGGGTTAATAAATATCTTATAGATATACCTAAGACATTAGGTAACTGGGATATCTTAGCTGAAGAATTCTCTGATCCTAAGATACTGATAGAGATATTAGCTAAAGGAGAGAAGCTACAAGAAGAGCATGATAGAGAGGTAAGATACATAGCATCTAAAGCTAAGCTTATATCTATAACTGGATTGGAAGGATTGTATATAGAGTGCCCTGATAAAACTTTAGTATCTGATGTAGGTCATGCATTAGCTGAGAAGTGTGGAACCTTTGGAGCTATGACCTATAAGGTAGAAGGTGGTATCCGAGAGTGGAGTCTACGAGGTGTAGATGCTTTTGATGTATCAGCTCTTGCTAAGGTCTTTGGCGGAGGCGGACATAAGGGAGCAGCAGGATTTAGAGCAGAGCTAGATGATAGCCGTATTGTATATATGGAGACAGGAGTTATAGGAGAAGAAAGTGAGTAAGAAAAGGTTAGTTAAAGATATGTTCCATGAATCTTCTATAGCTTTGATGCGAGAGATAAAGCATCATCCTAAGCTTATAGAGCATCTAGTAGCTGCTGAAGTAGATGATTTCCCAGATCAGCTTGCCGCTATAGCAGCTTACCTAGGGATTGCAGTAGATGGGATGTTTGTACCTGATCAGTTGGAAACTATGTGTGACCAGCTATATTGGGAGCTAAGGAATAGCAGAACACAGATTATTACTTTACATTAAGAGATTATATATAGAGGATAAAGAAAATGGCTAAGAAAAAAGTAGCGCCCAAATCAGCTTTAGATATACAAATTGGAGGAGATCATTATAAATCTCAAGGTATTCAGCCTGTGCAGTATATAGAATCTAGTGACCTTAGATTCTTAGAAGGCTGTGTAGTTAAGAGAGTTACCCGACATGATGAACCTGGCGGAAAAGGAAGACAGGATATAGAGAAAGCAATTCATGAACTACAGCTGTTATTAGAATTAAGATATGGAGAAAACAAATGAGTAATACTATGTCAGAAGATAAGATCCTACAGACGCAACATTCAACCTTAGTAACTAACCTAGCTAAGTCTGGAGATCTAATCCAACAGGAGCTTAGCCCGAGAGATTGTGCTATCATTCATATGGCAATGGGTATATCTGGCGAAGCTGGTGAAGTATTAGATGCAATTAAGAAGTACGTTATCTATCGTAAGCCTGTAGATATGGAGCATCTAATAGAAGAGCTTGGAGATATTGAGTTCTATATGGAAGGTTTGAGACAGGAGTTAGCGATCTCTAGAGAAGAAGTACTAGAAGGGAATATAGCTAAGCTGAATAAGAGATATAGTGGAGGAAGCTATAGTGATGACGCAGCTAAGGAGAGAGCTGATAAGGTAGAAGATACAGAGGAGCATTTCTAAAATAATAATCCCTTCCTTGGGAGAGAGTTAAGAGAAATCTAAGCTAATGCTTATTCCGTGAAATCTCTTAACTCTCCATCCTCCCATAAACCTATTGAAAATCTCGCAATTCAAGACCTCCCATAATCTCTTGTACACTCTTACTAAATGGACTATCTAGATTCTGCTGTATCTTATTAGCTTGAGATAGATTAGCAGTCTTATATAACTGAGTAGCCCATCCATTGAACTCCTCCTGTCTCCCTCCTGCCTTTGCATAATCTAAGATAAAATCATCCATCTGTTCTTTCGTAGGTTCCTGTCCAGCAATCATAGTAGTTTTAATTGCCTGCCCTAGAAGAGTCCTTCTCCTTGAATCCCTTAATGTGTAAGCTTTAATCCTATAAGTAGTATCCAAAGCTATAGCCTCGCCAAGAGGTTTACCCCCGACTATCCTTCCTAGATTTGCTAGAGATAATAGATCATTAGAAGCAACAACATTACCTCTCTTAGATGTACTATAGCTAGCTTCCAATGGATTATTCATTCCTTGCATAGTCTGAGCTAACCCAGCTAGAGGGCGACTAATAGAGTTATGCTCTAGCCCTTGGAGTAAGGTAGTAGATACATCTCCACCCGCCGCAAGCTTCTTAGCTGTGTTGAGTAGATTACCAAATACCTTAGCTGACGCTTGCACTATAGGTACACTAGCAGGATCAACTGGTACAATAGTTACATGCCTAGGGTTTATATCTCCACGAGTATAGAGGTTTATTTTCAAATCAGGATCAATCAAACCTAATGCATTAGATGCTACTCCATACATAAGCCAGTCACCAGCCTCCCTACCTACTATACCATATAGCTCACTATAAGCATCTCTATGCTCCTTGTTCCCTGATGCAGTACCGACCAGATGAGTATTAACAGCATTGAATGCAGGTAAGCCATTCATCCCATGTATCGTACCTTGCAAGGCTAACAGCGTCATAGCATCCTTAGCATGACCTTCACCTACATGGCGTAACAACTGCTGCATAAGGTTAAACTGATAAGTCTGGAATAGTCCTATAGATTGACCGATAGGGCCTTGAAACATCATAGGTCTTTGAGCTGCTAGATAGTTACCCTGAGTTCGGTTAACAAAGATATTAATATAAGCAAGCTGTTCCTGAGCTGTCATTAGATTCCTAGTCACAGCTACATCAGTCATTTGCTTCATAACATCAGCAGCTACAAATCTATTAAACTCCTCAGCTAATCTGTTACCTGTCCATTGCTCTCCTTTATTAGCAAGATCTACAAGTCCTTTATGTACCTTATTAATTCTAGAATCAAAGCTACCTACAGTCTCCTTACCAGTAAATGCAAGATCATCTAATGTGTTTCTATACTGATCTGAGATGTTAGTCATGAATCCATTCTCTTTAAAGAATCTGAATT